TCTCCCTGTTTGGACTGCCGACGATCAGCGTTCTAACGTCCGTGTCGCTAACCTTCCTAGCGGCAACACCCATACTTACAGGTACTGTGCTGTTATCATGGAAGATGGCGCATACCGTGGTTGGGGACATAACGTCTATTACCAACAAGGTATTGGCTCTCAGACTAACGACCGCGCAAACCCAACAAATGCCGCTTTCCCTGCGGGTTTCCCTGGTGTAAAGCTTTCCGAGCGCAAGCTAGTAAACCGTAACAAACGCACAGTTACGCATGCAGTCACGATGTCAACTGACACTAACGGCGACCCTATCTTCGTGATCGACGGAACAGACAACCCTAATATCGACATGACTAAGGGTAACATTTACAAGTTCGACCAGACTGACAGCACAAACACAGAAGACTTAACCTTTGAAGAAAGCACAGACGGCGGCACAACTTGGACTGCGCTCACTCTTGCTGACATTGGGGACAGAAAGAAGACAAGTGTTTACACAGCACCTGGTCTAACCGCTGGCACAGACCGTATTACTTACATCCGTATCGCTGACGACGAAACCGACATGTACCGATATGTGGGGTCTACTACAGCAGTCTCTGCTGGAAACACCATAACTCTTAACACAAACGGTTTTGTGTATGACTATGAAGACAAGGGTTGGTACTTCCAGTTTAACTACCAAACCACTGCTACTTGTGTGGACAGAAACTACAACATGTGGTGTTGGGGACGTAACCACCAAGGCCAATGTGGTCAAGGTTCAACCACTGACCAATACGTTCCGTTTAACGCAAGCGCACATTCTCCAAACTCTATATACGGCAAAAACGTAATCAAGACTGTTATTGGGCAGAGCGGTACAAGCGTTTCTACTTACAACGGCATTTGGGCGCTTTGTGACGACGGAACTGTCCACTACGCTGGCGACGGTGGCTACGGTGCGCGGGGTGATGGTAGCACTGGCGATACATCTATCTTTGTTCAGGCAAGCCCACAACTTGGTAATTACCAAACCACTTCCCTAGACGAGTTTGTTGATCTCTGGGCTGGCTCACAGGACGGAAGTTTCGCTATCGCTCTAGGAAAAGATGGCACTGTTTATCACTGCGGGTACTCTGGTCATTATACCAGCGGTCAGAACCCTGCCAGCAACAGCAACAACAGTAACTACACTGACGTTGCTATCAACGTGCCTGCGGCAGAAATACTTTGGACCACTGGTAAAGGTGCTTGGATTAGAGATATTAACGGCGACTTATGGACATTTGGACAGGACAACAGTTCCTCATACTCTGGCGCTCTTGGCCGAGGTGCGGCTGGAAACTTTGCTCCAGCCATTGTTATGACCAACAGCAACGCCAACGGCGATACAACGATATGTGAAGTTTGTGCGGCAATGTCTCAAGACAACTACAATAACTCTATCGCCAGAGACGCGGGCGGGGTTTTGTACGCTACAGGCTATAATGGTTACGGGCAAAATCTGAACGGTAACACATCTCTCACATTTACTTATGCCAGTATTCCTGCCAACAACCCGACAGTTCAATGGGGTGGTGATTTCGGTCCGACTGGGTATCCTGCATTTCCAAGCAATATCAAAAGAATAGTAAATTCTGGAGGTGGCTCTGCAAATGCTTTCTTTGCTTTGACTGATGACGGCGAAGTGATTTGTTGGGGGTACGGCGCTCAAGGCACATTGGGCTACGGGGGGGCGGCTAATATATCTAACAGTGGTGTATATAGTTGTTTGCCTATAACTAAAGAGGTTATTGATATTGCGGGGTATGGCTACAGTAGCGAAATGACTGGCATAGCGTTGACCGAGGACGGCAACGCTTACACTTGGGGATATAGCGCGGCCTATTCTATAGGCAACGAAAACTATTCTCGCTACGCTCCAGTTCAGTTGCTTTTCTAATGGCGCAAGTAACAATGACAAAATTAGAGCTAGAGCAACTCGTCGAGCGTTCCGCTCGTCGTGGAGCCAAAGAAGCTCTGGCAAGCATCGGATTGCACGACGAAGACGCGGGCAAGGACATACACGACTTACGCCAGCTTATTGACGGTTGGAGAGAAGTAAAGAAATCTGTTGTCACGACCTTCGTTAAGTGGGTTGTTCTGGTTATACTGGGGATCATATCAGTGGGTGCATGGACACGCTTCAATGACTAAACAAGAACAAGCAAGAATACTTGACGAGCTTTTATCTTCTAACGGCTGGGGATTGCTACACCAGAAGATGCAAGAAGAAATTATCTCAGCGGCATATCAACTTTCAGAAAACAAACAGTTGACTACTGATGAGATGCACTTCCGAAGAGGGGCTATGTGGGCCGCTCGTCGGATGATAGAACTGCCGACTAATATGAAAATGCTTATCGACAATGAGTTGCTGATGGATGCGGCAACGGCTGGGGCAGAAACTAAAAACCAATAGAGCGCTACGGCCCTCAAACAACAGTCCGCTACGGCTGACAGGAGAGTAAAATGGCAGAAAGAGATGATCAACTGATCCAGCAAATGGCAGGGCAGAAGTTAGGCGACGCAAACGCACAGCCTGCACCACAAGGTCCGCCACCACCACCACAAGGTCAGCCTGCACCGCAGGGTCCACCACCAGAAAAAGAAACTCCGACAACAGATCAGGAGAAGGCGTCTTCAATGATTTCGCCTACCACAGAAGCTGACAACTCCATGAACGACAGCATTAAAATGCTTGAGGTCGATTTTGGCGGGGAGAAAAGACAGCTATCCGAGGATCAGATACGGGAAACTTTTAATAGATACCGTGACTTAAACTACAAGCATGCGAATGAAATAAAGCCTGTAGAGCCTGCAATGAAGTTTGTGCAGGACATTATGAACCGTGCAAAGCAAAGCGGTAAAGAAATAAACGGCGAAGACATGGCTCAGTTTTTACAAGCGGCTACTCAAGCTTTTGTAAAAAACCCTCAGATGGGTAGCCAGAGAGACAACACTCCAGACCGACAAGGTGAAAGTGTTACTGGTCAACGAAACATATCCAGCGAGATGGAAGACCAGATCAAGCGTTGGGAAGAAGAGAACGCGGTTACTTTGCCACCTCTCTACCGCGATGGCATGGCTCAGATGGCGGCTTTGCGTCAAGAGAACGCTCAGATGCAACAGATGATGAACCAGTTTTTGGCTTCAGCACAGGGCATAAACCAAGACGCGGCAAAAGCGGCAATGTCTGCTGAAGAGCAAGCTAACCAAGCTTATCGTCAACAAGCGGCAAACAACCTGAATATGGCTCAATCTGAGTACGGTCTGCCAGACTCCGACGAAGACGACTTCTTTAACTTTGCCTTCGAGAGAGGGTTTACGCTGGAAGACTTCATCGACGGAGACCTCACTAAGAAAGTGATGGGAGATTACGCCGCAGTAAAGAACACTCCAGAAATGGAGCGTCTACGCAACATGGCTAAACGTCGTCAAGCCTACACAGGCGCATCTTCGTCGTCTCCAGGCTCGCCAGGCGAAAGTTCTGCACCAAATGCAGACCAAGAGTTTATGAACAGCGTGGCAGAAAAAGCCATGCGTAAACGTAACTTGATGTAAATTCTTAAAAGGGGGACGACACTACGTCCCTCTTATACTTTAATAACAAAGTACAGTGACGCTACGGCCTCATTTAGCTGTGCAAAAATAAGGCTAAAAGCAAACTATTAAGCTGTACGCTAAACTGTTTGTAGTGGCCCACCAAATCTTAACGTAACCTTTTGCTGTCAGGAGATAAACATGACCGCTATTACAGGACTACGTGGGACTGGTCAGTTCACTACCGACTTTCGTCCTACGAATTATCGGGAGTTATTTACACTCCTAGAACCAAACGGCACTGCGCCTCTGCAAGCCCTGCTTTCAATGGCTGGCTCAGAAAGCACAGATGACCCTAAGTACAACCACTTCCGCGACGAATTGCCTGACCGCACATTGACTGTTGACGGTGCTATTGCATCTACTTCAACAGGCGCTGTTGTGGTTGACAACGATGATGACGAAGCCTTCGTTGTTGCTGGTACTGTCTTGCAGAACCAGTCAACTGGTGAAATCATGCATGCATCAGCGGATGCGAACCTCGGCACAAACACACTGACTGTTACTCGTAACATCGGTGGTACAACTCATCAGATTGCTGATGGCGACGTACTTGTTATTGCTGGCTTCGCAGACCAAGAAGGTGGTTCTAGCCCAACAGCTATTAGCTTTGATCCAACTCTTGATCACAACTTTACGCAAATCTTCAAGACTGCCGTACAAGTATCAGGCACATTGCAGAACACATACTTGCGTACAGGTGACAAAGAGCAGGAGCAATTGACTAAAGCACTCAAGTTGCACATGGGCGACATTGAGCGGGCTATGTTCTTTGGTCAGCGTCACGAAGCAAACGGCTCAACAGCCTCACCAACACGTTACACTGGCGGTCTGCAAAGCATGATCACTAACGTAACTGACGGTGCTTCTTTCGGTGCAACGGCAAACACTATCACTGAGAAAGAGTTTGACCGTCTGTTGATTGAAGACATCTTCGCATACGGTGCGTCTGAAAAAGTTGCTTTCTGTGGCTCTCGCGTTATTTCCAACCTTATGGAAATCGGCAAGAACCGCTGGCAACCAACTCAGATTGACAACGCTTACGGTGTTTCACTAACACGTTACACCACATACGCTGGCGATCTGTTGGTTTACATGCACCCAATGTTCCGTCAAACAGGTATGGATCAGGAAATGTTCGTCCTAGATATGGGTGAACTGAAGTACCGTTACATGCAGGGTCGTGACACCCAGCTTGTTCGTGACATCCAGACTCCAGACTTTGACGGTGTGAAGCACATGTACATGACTGAGTGCGGCTTGGAAATGACTCAAGCTAAAGTGCATCACCGCATCAAAGGCTGGTCAGCAGTTACCTAAGTCATAGGGACGACTGACTTGTTTCCAAACACATACACTAAGGGCGGGGCAACCCGCCCTTTACTTGTTTGGAGTTAAACATGGCAGTAATTGAGAAGTCTGATAAAACCAGCGCAATTAAGGCGGTCAAGAAAGTAGCGGCTAGTAAAGCTACTCCTGCGCCTAAAAACGATCAGCGCAAAAACAACACAATCTATGTTTCTTCTGATGAAGAAGTTGTGCGTTTGGATATTACTTTGCGTGGTCAAAGATACCGTAGCTACTGGGATGACGAACGAGAGTATTTGTTCTTTTCAATAGCACCAGAACATACAGAAGCTTTCGAGATGCACACTTGGTTTGTCCAAGGTCGGTTTATGAAGCACGGGGCATAGTTAAATGGCTATTGAAGTACCACGTTTATACGACGACATAAAAGGCGATAGACCAGCAAACGAGGACGTAAAGCATTACGATCCTGGCACTGGTCGAGATGATATGCCTGGTGCTAGAGATTTACGTGATACTTTAGACGCTAACACTAAGAACGACATTGAAGGTAAGTGGCGTGAATACTGGGACGGTAAGGAGGGTCGTAACAGATACTCTGTAAACAACCCTCACCTTTCTGAGCCATACTCAAACTTGGAGGCACTTGTGTTCCAAGCTCTACGTCGTTATGGCGACATGCATCCTGGCACAATCGACGGCGAAGTTATGATGATGTTCGTCGAGTTTGCCAACCTAGTGATTGAAGACTTACGCGGTCATTCTTACTGGGACAACCCAGAGATAGATTACTACACACACCCCTCTGAACAGCGACCCATACCTGACAGCATCGTTGTGTCTGGATTACTGTACCACTACTCTGTTCAGCAACAGTCTAACAAGATCGAAGCTTACGGCCCTATGTACTTCAAGATGATGAACAGAATACTTTACCAAAGAAAATTCGGTTCTGGAAAAATTGAAGTGTCGCCTTGGGATCGGTCTCAAGCCCCTAACGGAACACAGGGTTACGACGCTAGGAGACGTTAATAATGTCAACAAGCTACGCTCCATCTGGTGTAAAGACCAAGGTTTACCCCTACGAAGATTTCCAAGGGATTGATGCGTCAAGAGACAAAGGCGCTTTAGATACTGGTCAGAAGCAACACATGCTGAACATCTCCAACGGTTACGCCGATTGGAGGGGTTCTATTGTGCGTGATCCAGGCGCAACTCAAAGAACTCAAGGCGATGCAGTTGTTAAGCACGTTACCTTCTTCGGGCGAGACCTTGCGGTTTGGGCGCAGAAAGATGGTGGGGGAACAACGCTGAAATCAGAAAGGGCTATTGAGAACCCGCAGAGGTCTATAGAAGTAAATTGGGACTCAGCCACAAAAACAGTTATTGACGATCCTTCAGGAGTAATCAGACCGACTGGCACACTTAGGTACTACGATGTCGTTTTTGAAGAAGTGCCTAACTATCCTTTGATGACAGGTCTTGCTTGGGGCGATGATGCCACAGGAACTCCCGTTTACATACTCCGCATAGCCGTAGAGAACGGCAACTTGCTAGTGCCTACGGATGATGGCGGCACTCCTGCGACGGTAGAAGTATCGGTGGACGAGGTGTTCAATAGAGTTACGGTTACGTCATCTGGCACAAAAGCTGGCGATGAAACTTACTTTGATGACTTTGTAGCGGCTCAAACATCTGACCTATACTTTTATGCAAACAGAACAGATGTGAAGCCTCAGTCTAACGGACACGAGGCTTTTGAGGTTTATCCTCAGACAGCCATTGTTACGTCCACGATATTCAATAATAAGGTGGTGTTCGCGTCACGCGACTACCCTATGTACACCTACAATGGATTTAAGTTTGAACAGATTGAAGCTGACAGCGACCCGCGTCCAGCCTACGTAGTCGCAGTCCAACGTCGTCTTGCGACTGCTGGACAGCCAGGCCGACGAACGATTATTGACTTTAGCCGAGTGGATAAGGAAGACATATTTACGCTAGACGAAGACCCTGCTTCTGTACAGGTCACGCAAGGCTCCGACATCGACGTGGCAAACGTCATTGGTACTGCTGATGAGATACGGGGTCTTGGAGTTTTCGAGAACTCAAGACTTGCGGTGTTCACATTCGATCAGACGCTGGTTTATCAGCTACACCCTGACTACACACTATGGCAAATTGACGACAAAGCTAACATTAAAGTAGGCACTATATCTCATAACACCATTTGTCAGGCTGGTTCTGACTTACTTTTCTGCTCAAGAGACGGTGTACACTCGCTTCGTCGCTCTGAAACAAACGGTGTGACTATCTTTACCATACCTATGTCCAACAAAATCGACCTTCTCTACAGAGAGTTTGTTCGTACAGTGCCTGACACTGAGCAGATCACTGCGTACTTTGACACAGACGAGGGGCAGTACCACATATACTTCCCTCTGTCAGACCTTATATCCAAGAGACTTACTCTCACACTCAATCCTATGGCTGGTGGAGAAAGCAAGTGGTCTTCTGGTGACTTCTTAAACGTGCGGTGTGGTGACACATTGGGCGGAATAACTCTGCTTGGTACGCCAGGTGGTGTTTGGGAGCAGAACAAGGTAGAGGAAGTCGTAGAGTTTAGCCCTGAAATGGTCATAACTACCCCCATACTTTGGCAGGGTGCTATCAACGACATTAAAGAAAGCTACAGTTTTATCTTACAAGCTACTGGAAAGGGCGAGTTACAGGTAGAGGCTTTTGACGAGCGCGGTAGATACATGTCTTCAATGCAGTTCCTTATTGAAGATGGCGGGGTGGACGACAAATTCCCTGATGTTCCGTTAAGTAGACAGTACGAAAGGAAGTTTGAGCATCGTTATCGTGGTGTGCAATTTCGGTTTACAACAAGAGGTAAGGGGCTTCTAAAAATAATCGGCTTTGCCGTTACAGTGAGGACAGGATAAATGGCACGTTTAAGACAACAGCACCCGCAGAACTACGTTAATAGCGGTAACATTCACACAGACTTCGAGAACTTAATTAGGTACATCAACTCAGCAGAGCTTGGTAATAAGACTGTAAGTGAGTTGTTCGCCATTCTCTTCGACGAAGAGGGCGTGTTCCGTGGTCCAATCCAGATGCGGCTCGACAGCCAAACAGGTATTCAATACCGTGTAGGGCAGTACAACGGGGAAGAAGACGGCTGGGCTACAATCGCTGACATTGGCGATCTTCGTGGGCCTGCTGGTGCTTCTGTTGGTAACGTCGAAGGTCCGTTCTTCTTCAACAGACAGGACATCGAAATCGGTGGTCCTATAGACACGGTAACAATATCTGCTCCAGGTTCTGGCTATACAGCCGCTCCTACTCTAACTTTCAGTGCGCCTAACGACCCCAACGGAGTTCAAGCCACGGCCACTGTAACTCTAGGCGGTACTAATGGCGACGAAGTTACAGCAGTAACAATAACCAACGCGGGTTCTGGGTATTCTTCTGTCCCCACCATAACATTCTCTGGTGGTAATGGAACTGGAGCGGCGGCAGTAGCAACTCTTGGCGCTCCTGTTTCTGTTGTTGATTATTCCTTTGACCCATCTACCGCAGACATCGTTGTTTATCGCAACGGTATCCTGCTTCACGAAGTAACGTCTGCTGGTACAGCCGCTCAGTACACATACAGCACTACCGCAAACACAGTAACAGTGCAGAACGTAAATCCTGTGCTTGCTAACGGGGATAAGATCACTATCTATTCTGTTCGTTCTCAGGCGGTAACAAACTTTCGCCGTGACGATCAAGAGATCACAGGAACGACAACTCTTATATCCTTTGTCCACACATCTGACGAAAAGATTTTGGTGTGGCGTAACGGTATCTTGCAAGAAGAAGGCGGCAACGCTGACTATCTTGCATCAGCAACAGCCAATACTATTACCTTCCTTGATCCAAACAATCCTCTTGGCGTGAACGACAAGGTTACTGTTCTTACTGTTGAGAACCAGTCTTTGAAAACAGTTGCTGGCCTTATGTTTGAGGATGAGTACACTGACGCTAACGGGTTTATTCGTTACAACAAGCTGTCTATCGACAACGATGACATACCTCAAGCAAAGGTTTCTAATCTAGCGACCTCTCTTGCTGGTAAAGCAAACATAACAAACTCGCTAACATCTCCTACGTCTCCTTCAACTGGTGATCTGTGGCTTGACATCTCACAGGTTCCAGCCGTCCTGAAGTTCTATGACGGTGTGCAGTGGCTATCCACTTCTCCTGAAAGTTCTTTGCCTACGTTCGTCCAGTCCAACGCTGGTCAATATGTTCGCGTTAATGGCACAGGGACATCGCTTGAGTATGGTGACATCGACTTCTCATCTCTTGTACCTAAGACTTATATGGGTGCGGCAAACGGTGTAGCTACCTTGGACACTGCGGGTAAGCTACCTGTTGGTCAGTTGCCTGAAACATTCTCTACCATTACTCTTCCGTTCTTCTCGGTATGGGAAGACAGCTCCGCTACAGTAACTAACAAGACTTATTTCATTACGCGGATGTGGAAGCAAACAATACGAATTGACGGCATTGCCTTTAAGCTTGCTGGAGGGTCATGCACTATTCAGCTTTCAGTTGACGGCTCTGTAATCGGAAGCACATACAGCGTGTCTTCTACTGCACAGTCTATATCTTTAGCCACCATTATTGAGATTGACGCCACGACTTCTGGCCGCAGACTTGAGCTTGTGGTAACTAACGCCTCCAGTGCCACTTCTTTAGAACTTGGTATTGCGGCGGCTACAGTAAACGTATAAGGGGACACTCATGCCATTCTCAACTTGTCCAGATTGTCCATCTCCTGGTGCTTGTTCTTCAGCGGGAAAATGTCTTAACCCTAAAGAGCGGAAGAACACCACCATGAGCGGCCAGCCTCGGCTGGAGGATAGCTACAGCGTTCGAGAGTTCCTCGATGATTATGGACCTATGTCCATCATTACCCGTATGTTACAGGGTCACGACGACGAGATACCATCAATGCCATCTGGCCTTGGTGGTCTTGGCTTTGACGCCATAGGTCCAGACAGAGAAGGCAACAGCAGTGGCAGGATTAAGGCGCTTAAAGACGCGGAGCAAGAACGCTTCAAAGAGATACGCGAAAACCGCACTATCAGTGACGCCATCATGCAAAGCGGTGACGACGGTTTAGGAAAGATTAAAGACGCTGACGACATCATCAACCACTACAAAGCTATGGAAGGTGGCGACGACTCTCTAACTTACTCTCAAAGCGGAGAGATGGTCATGCCTGTTAGGGTTCAGCAAAACTTCCCAGAACTTGCTATGGCTGTCCAAATGGCTATGGCTCAATCAGGTCTGAACCCAGATCAATATGTAGTAGGTAGTGACCAAGGAAACTACAACAGCGCCACAGGCGCACAGCAGTTTAACGACCCTTGGTACGTCGAGCTTTGGAACAATGTGAAAGACGGCGCAAGCAACTTATATGACAATGCGGCTAAAGACATCGGCAATAGCTGGGACGATTTTGTAGAAGACCCTCTTGGAAACGATCTAGTGCAGGCGGGATTAGCAGGAGCAGGCTCTTACGGTGCGGCTAAGTTGGCGGGCGCTGACACCGACCAAGCACTACAAGCCGCGCTTGGGGGTGCGGCAGGCTACGGTCTCTCTGGCTTGGGTGAAGAAAACCCTCTGAGTACGACTGAAAAGCTACTGTCAGGTGCTGTTGGCGCTTACGGTGCTTATAATGCCTACGAGCCTCCCAGACCAGAGCCTACTTACACTCCTTCAAACCCTTTGCCTAGTGACTACGGGCAGATTCTGGACTCTCAGAACGTGCCTTATGGGGCAAGCAATCAACAGGCTAATCTGTCAATGACTCTACCCTCTGCTACGCCTCCTGCTTATACTGGTACGCAGAAGCCTGCTGGCGTTACGTATCTCGAAGAGATTGACGACAGAGACGGCGGAAGTTCTTATCAGGAAGTCGGGCCTCAATATAGCCCTACGTTCGGGAGAAGCATATCTGCTCAGAGTAGACGGTCTGATGTGAATGGGTTTGGTAACAAGGTATTGTACATGTGATTAGGTTTATGGAAGAAGAAGATGTGGGGTATTGTGTTAATTTGGGTAAGCAGTTCCACAAGTCATCGTACTTTCACTGGCTACCCTACGAAGAGGAGAAGATGCTCGACTGGTGTATGCGAGGACTCAGCGACAGAAACAAGCTTATGCTTGTTGCAGAAGACTCACCCTCTCAAAAGATTTTTGGTATCTTTATTGCTAAAGCTGAACCTTTTTACTTCTGCGACGAGGTGTGTTCAATCGAAGAGATTTTGTATGTGTCCCCTGAGAACAGGGGGGGTTCAACGGCATTTAAGTTTATGAAGGCTTGGGAGGCTTGGTCAATGGATGTTGGCGCAAGTCTTATGTATTTTTCCCCTACATCTCATGGTCAAGGAGATAAGTGGGACGGTTTTATGAAAAGGCTAGGACACCATAAGATAGGCTCTAGTTATAGGAAGGCGCTAAAATGAACGGAAAAACTTTTTCCCCGCCTCGGCGTACTAATGTTCGCGGCCAACCGCATATGCTTGCCTACATTAACCAAGAAGAAGCAAACCTGTTAAAAGCTCTTGGCGGTGCTGGTAAGCCTGTGCATGGTGTTCCAGCTTACTACGACGAAGGCGACGACTACGGCGGGCCAGGCGGCGACCAGTCTGCTGGTCCAGATGGTCAACAGGGTAGCGGAAACAACAACGCTGGTCCTAGCGGTGGCGGTGGCCGAGAAGACGGCATGGATCAAGACAGTCCTAATAGCAGTAGCAGTAGCGATAACAAATCATCAGCCGCTGATGACGCGGTGGCGGCTGGCAAGGCCGAAGCCGACTCTTGGAGCGGTTGGGCAAACACTGTAGGGCAGAACTACGCTAATACGCAAAACCAAACAGTTGACGAGATGGGTAACATTACTACGCAGAACCCTGACGGTAGTACGACCACCACATTGAGCCAAGCACAGCAAGACCTAAACACAGCCCGTGACATTAACGAAAACAACAACGCGGCAGGCAAGCTGGCTGACAGAATCCAAACCATGATAGACAATGGTTACGATCCAAACGCACCAATGGACAGCACGAACGTACAACTCGCTCTGATTGGAACAGGTATCGTAGACAGCGGCCTGTCTAAATCAGAGCGTATGGCCGCTCTGGAAGATTTTGGCAGAAGGACTGCTGTAGCAGGCGCGATGAAGGGCGGCTACAACTTTGGCTTCATGGGGCCACCAAACGTCAACGACATTCTAAACAACAACCCTGACATGACCCAGCAAGAAATAGTAGACGCTATGGCTAGAGGGTTTAACGCTGAGACAGGAACACCAGGCATCGGGTACAACGTGTTCGGTAAGACTGGCAAAGTCGGCAAGGGATTGTTTGGTGATGTATTTGGCTTAGACGCACAAGGGAACTTAGGCATTAAGTCTGGTTGGCAGAACGTCGGGCAAAATGCGGCTAATCTGGCAAAGACTGGTGCTAGTGTTTTGGCTACTGTGAAAGGAAACCCAAAACTAGGTGCGGCAATATCTGGCTTTAATTTTGACACAATGGCTCCGCTTTCTAGTTACGACTACACGCAACCAGGCTATGACCCCAACGCTCCAAAAGGAGCGAATATGAATGTGAACTACGACATAATGGGTCCAGTGATTGGACAGTTTGTAGACCCCGTAACGAGCAAAGCGTTAGGACCACTTGCAAAGGGCGTATATGGTGCGACTAACAACCTGGCAATCACAGGCGCGACTGTTGGTAAAGTGCAAGATATGATGAACCAAGAGATTAGGGGTATTCTCGCAGAACAGGGAGTTGATCATACTGTCAATGTCGGCAGTATTTCTTTGGATACTGGAGATATCAACGGACCTAATAATACGTCGCCTTCTGGCAAAGGCGCGGCTCCAAAAGGTTCGGCTACCGCTGACTTGCAATCAGACATATCTAATCAAGTGGAATCTGCCGCTCAAAAAAGTTTAGACAACAAAAGTTCGTCTAACTTTTCAGTCCACTCAAACACTTCTGGTAGCTCTGGGGACTCCACATCTTTCGCAAACAATAAGTCTGGTTCCATCCCAAGCAACACAACCTCTATGGCTGGTACTACTAACGTATCAAATACTGCCGCAACATATAACGACAAAGACGGTGTTTCGGCAGTCAGCCCTGTTTCCAACCAGTCTGTCAACTCTACCAACAGCAACGACAGCAACGACAATTCTGGTGACAGTTGGAAGCTAATCGGAGATCAGATACAAAACATCATAAACGAAGGGCAGAACAGTTCTTCTAATGTCCTTAACCCGATATCGTACAACAGCCCTGCCTCTACACGCGGCGGTGGCTTACGTGGTATAGGGGCAGGCATGTTGACGCGAGGGAAGAACAGAGACTACGGTTCTGCTACATTTAGAACAGCGAGCAAGAACGAAATAGACCGAGGCGCAAGACGCGCTGGGTTTGGTAACGGAATTATGTTTGGCTAAAGGAGAAGATTATGGGCGATTCAGGAACAAGCGGTCCAAGTGGGCCAGCACAAGGGCCACCACAAGGCTACGTTGAGGGAACCAATAAAACTGTTTCATGGGGCGGGCCTAAAGGCCCGAACGATAACAATGGTGGAGATGACAATGGAGGCAGTAATTACCGCCCCAGAGGTTCGCAAGTAAGCTCTAGCAACCCATCAAACGTGCCTAACTACAAATACATCACAAACTTTCTTAGTGAGGCTCAGTCTACTGAGTTTCGTGAAGGAGAGCGTAGAGATGTTGGAGACCCTAGTGCTGACAAGGAGTTCTTAGGAAAGAACAAAATCCTTGGAGACGAAACAGTATTAACTGGCATGACACCTTTCGACAACAACAAGCGTGGTCAGTTCTTAAAAGGGCAAGGTGCTGGGTATTCTTCGGAGGTTTCTGAAGATGCTATGGTACAACAGCAGATGGGTTCTGCTACACCTGGCGGAGAAATCGGTGAAGGACAGCAGGGGTTCGGAGCAAGAGCATTGGGCGGTAACGACCAAGTTGTAGAAAACATGGCTCCTCCTGGTGCGGAGCAAACGGAAACACCAGTTGGTCAGAGTCAGTCTGACTTACAGATTGACCCAAACATTCCACAACTAGGTCCAGGTCAGTCAGTTGTTCCAGACGTGAACTATGTTTTGCCAACTACGGGGCAACAGCAGATCATTGCGTTCTCTCCGAATGACCCTCAAGCCATGTACACGGCTCGTGGTCCGCTGTCACGTAACCTTACAACAGCCCGTTCTGGTTTCGGAATGAAGTATCTATAGGAGAAGACGATGGCTGGGATTGGTGAATTTTTAGGGCAGGGTTTGAACTCTCTGTACGGTACTGATGCCAACGGAGACCCTACAAGAGCGGGCATGTGGGCGCAAACAGTAGGCGCTGGTTACGATTACTACGAAGCCCAGAAAAGGGCCAAGGAAGATCGTCGTGCCTACGAAGATGCTTTGGCTCGTCAGCAGGCTATCACTAATCAACAGCTACAGTTGGCACAACGACGAGCCGCTGAAGAGCAGTCTCTTCGTGGTGGAATTGTGAACCGTTCACAATTGCTTGAACAAGCCATCAACCAGGCTCGTGCGGCTATGGGGCAACTTCCAGCAGTTACCCAGAACGACATAAACCAAAATTACCAGCAAATACGTGGTATGTATCAAGACGACTTGAACGAAACAATAGACAGGGTTAGCTCAACAGGATTTGCTGACGCAATATCAAAAGGCATGGACAGATCGGATAGGTTTAGAGATGAACAAAGAGACCTTTCTCGGACTTATGCTAGTGAGCTTCGTAAGATGGATCAGGAGGCTTACAATGCCGCTATTAACAGAGTTGGGACTAACCAGCAAACGCTTATGGACGGGCGCAAAAACGTATACGCAGACATTGGCGCGGGATATCAGACTGGGATTGATAACCTTCGAGATGTCCTGCCTACGAACGCGGGTTCAGCTTACAGTAATGCTTCGCAATCTGCGGGCGAATATCGCAGTGAAGTTGGAGAAACCGCTGAAGACAGCATGGCGGGTGAAGGAACGGCTCGTGCAAACCTTGGAAAGTATGGTGGGAACATGGACTTCCTACTTGGCAAGGGTGATTACGAAAACCCTAACGATGTTAAAATTGCGGAACAACAACAGACAATAAATGACCTACAAGCAAGAATAGAACGGCTTGGCCTTTCCAATAGTGGTAAATAGGTAAACAAATATGGCAAAGTTTTTTACGTCAGCCAATGATGCGTTCACGAAACAAGAAGATCGCATCTATGACAAGCGCAAAAAGAACAGAGAAGACTTCTTAGCATACCGCAAGATGAAGGCTTCTATGGGGGAAGATGTAACCGCAAAAGAACTGGACGGTTTTCGTCGGAGTCTTGCTGGCGGCGACGCTTTCTTTTTGCGCGACCTACCTTCTGGCGCGATGATGAAGGAACTTGCTGACAGAAACAACGTACTGGCTTTGAACACTCGCGGCGCAGAAGAAGCGAAAGTGATGGAAGACCGTAAAAAGGCTGATGAAAGTTGGAATAGCTTTTTGGGCTACCACTCGAATGTTGATGTCACTGACGAAAAAGAACTTGTCAAGTTAAAGAAAGACTGGATAGCGGGTTTTCCAGACAGACCAGAAATGGCGGAGTCAATGTGGGAACGCCGCTCTCAAAACATTCCTGAACAGCATGCCCAGATTAGAACACAAGCTGTTCAAGATTACTTGAATGGCCCGTTGAAGAACGTAAATGATGTTGCGACTGCCGAAAAGATAATGGACGCTAACAGCGTACCATCATGGAAGCAAACTTTGATTGGTATAGAAATCCAAAGGAAGCAAGACGAACTGACGGCTACAGCCACAGCCGACGCAAGCAAGCTGGTGGTGGGCTACAGCGGCGAAAAACTAAGGCACATGAGTGAAGATCAAATCGGAAGCTTGGCTTCAGAAATAATTGCTGGGTCAAAGTATAACCTTGGTAAAGACAGCGACGAATATAAAACCTTGCATGCAAGCATTGTAGCGTCTCTCTTAACAAGGCAATCTCAAGCAAACTCTGCCAAAGTAGAGTTGAACGAAAGAGAGTTCAGCACTCACATTCTTTCAAAGGATAGTGAGTTTGCAAAAACTGTGGCGGCGAAAGGGTACGACGACGCAGATGTGCTTCAAGCCTACAACATGGCTCGTGAAACTTATGACCTACCTATCGCCGCCAACGCTCAAGACCCAGAGTTCAAGAAATGGATAGAAGCCGCTGAGAGAGCTATAGGCACTCAGTACCAGACGGAGTGGGACGCAGAGCAAGTCAAGATAGATTCAAAGGTTGAAGCGGCACTTGAGCTTGCTAAGAAACGGGTAGATACACTTGCTGGCATGCCTGAGTTTGCAGAAGGCGGCGCAGGGTTTGCCGTAATGACAGAGGTCGCCGCAAATTACGTTATGACTAAAGATGCCTTTGGTGTTGCAAGTGAATTGAAGGCCAGGTTCGGAGAGGATAAATTGACGAGCGGAACCGTAGATGATGCTCGTGAAATGCTGAACTACCTCGTGGCTACCAAATTGATACAGTCAAGTGTTGCATTTCAGGCGGAGGTCAGAGCCGAGTTCACTACTAACGCTATCCCGCCAGGTTCAGACTTGGAGGTTTACTATTCTAACCAAGAAGAAGCCTACGACAAAGAGTTTGCGGAAGCAATTGAGACAATCTTCACTACCACATTGAAGTTTGGAGACAGCCAAGAACAGGTCATTGCTAAAAAGCAACAGATCGTAGAAGCTCTGGTAAACCAGATTGACTTAGACTTACGTAAAACTTTGCAAAGCAAGGGAGCTTTCAGAGGTTTAACCGAGTCTGAAATAACCACCAAGCATAACGAGGTAACAAATAGAGTTCTTGAAAAAGTTAGTCAGATACTTGCTGACCCCAAGAACAGTACGGGTCGTCCTTCAGTTATTAGACACCCAACACTTGAGTTGTTTGGAAGCAGTAACAATACGTACAAAGCCCTTAATGGTTCAGATCAATTCAAGGACACTAATGGTGAGCCTCTGGCAGTGGGTAAATTCTACAAATACGATCAGAAGTCTGGCTCCCTTACTCCTGTCTCTCAAAGTTCGGTCAGACAGCTACCGCCGATGACCCCGAACCCGAACAGACCGCAAGGCTTTAACCCGTCAACGCAAATGCGGATGGCGTTTTCTGGGATTAACAATAAGACAGACATGGTGTACGGCTTCACCCCTGACCCAACTATCGGGATCAGACCTAACGGCCCATTCGATACACCAGCCGATTGGCTTAGTAGTGTAGTCATGCAAATGGCACAAGCCTATAGAGACCAAGGGACGGCGATTTCTGACCGCGCTTTCTATGAACTTGTTGGTGCGCCAGGTGCGTCTTCGTATGGATTAAACGCCTCCAACTTTAGCGATGACCCCAATAAGTAGTAGGGACGACTACTAAAAAAAATAGCGATACTCTTGTTCTTAGTAACAACCACTGAGAAAACTGGAGTATCGCAGTGCCATACGTACACAAAGGCAAAGGTCTTGATGGACTCATCAACACCCCTACTGACACGGGTTCAGACTACACAGCTACTGACTATGCATCTAATCTAACAGCAGAAACTGCTAAGAACCTTCTCAGCGATAACAGGTTCTTAAAAGACCTGTATGACTACTACGGACAAAGAGACGGCAAGTCTTTCAGCGGTTCGGATGAGGTCATTGAGTATTACCTAAACGATAGACGTTGGAGAAACAACAACAGTATCTCTATCGGTAAAGACGTTTACGACGCATACAATTCTTCAGACTCTCAGACCAAACGGTTAGCCAGAATACAGCAAGTGTACGACCAGCTACCTTTCGGGGTGGATGGCGCTGGCGAGGCTATCCTTGAAACTGGCGCGGCAATGTTAGCTGACCCGCTGAACCTTATTGGTTTCGGTGCTGGTGGACAGGCGGCTCGTTTAGCCGCTGGAACTGCGGCTAAGGGTTTGACCAAATCTCAGATTTCTCAGAAAGCTATGGGGGCCGCTATAAAAAGCGGTGCAACAGGAGAGGCTGTAGCTAGTGGTATAACTGAAGGTATTGCCGACATCGGCATACAGAACAGAAACGTAGGTCTTGGGTTACAAGACGACGTTAGCTTGCTACGTGCGGGTGGCGCGGCTTTAGGCGGCGCGGTAACAGGCGGCGCATTGGGTGGCGCATTTGGTTTAGGTGGTGCAGTTACTCCTAACATACCAGGCGCGAGCAAGGTTCCTTTTCTGGGCAAGATGCTTTCAGACACGAACGCTAGAAAAGCTGGCAATAAAGGCATCACTCAATTAGACGACGAAGGCATAAAACAACTTAGCGATAAGGTTGGTTCAAATCTAAACCGAAACTCCATTACTCGCGGCATGGCTGACCGTGCGGCAAACGCGGCTGGCAGGGTAACACCAGAGGGCAACCTACAACTTCAGCCCACACCTCGCACAAACATGCTTGAAGATGAAAACCCTCCCATCGACTTCAATGAAGCTGGTGAAGCGGAGGTCTTAGCTACTCTGAAACTCAAGACGGAAGAAGAACTTGATGGTCGGCGTAAAGATCGCCAGTCCCTTATTGATGAGGGAGACGCAGAGGGTGCTGAAAAAGCAGAGCGCGGTCCTATAAATGCAGTACAGCGCAAGCTTCAACGCATAGACTTCGTAAGCAGATGGCCTCAAACACGAGAACAAAACCAAGTTGCGATAGAAGCTGAGACAGCCAAGCTACAAGCGGCAGGACAAACAACAAGTCCTGAGCTTGAGCGCTTGCAAAAGGCTCAACGCGATGGAGAAAACGGCTACCAAGACTTTGTTGGTAGAGCGCGAAGCCAACTTAGTGCTGGCGACAGCATGGCGGCTTCAAGGATCGACGACATCTTTGATCAGCCTAATGAGCTACTTGACCGCGCTATAGACGGAGAAGGCTTTACAGTAAGCCCTGCCACAGAAACTCCTGCGGCTCGTGTAGAACTTGATGAGCCTGAAGGAGCAGACGTAGAGGGACAGCAGTTCCGCCCCACACCAAATGAAGAAACAGTTGCTGACGCGGCAAGCCCTGTAGCCGAAGAAGCCGCCCCAGAAGCAGACGTAACATTGTCTGCACAAGAGCGTCTGGATCAGAACAACCAGCGGCTTGACGGGCGTAAAAAGGGAAGCATTGCCTACGAACGTAAGCGCCTTGAGCGTGAGATGGCTAACATGCCTGAAACTCTTGAGGATGGCTCGCCTAACCCAGAACTTTTGACTCTGCAAAAAAGAGTGACAGACATAGACAACGAAGCTGTCGCGCTAAAAGAGGAGCAACAAAGTCTTATTAACCAGATTGCTGAAGAGCAAAAGCAATCTACAGATGCGGTTGCTAACCCTAATCAAGAGGCTGTATCTACTCCAGAAGGAACGGCAGAAGCTAGTGCTGAAACTGCACCGACACCAGCGCCAGAGCCTGTCATTGATGTAGAGACACAGATCAACGAGTTTATAGACGTAGAGTTTTCTCCTACGCTTGCTAATATACGCAGAGAGTTTAACAGCCTTGGTCTACCTAAAGCAAAGTCTTCAGCAATAATCGGAGCTATGCCAAAGGGTAAAGGCACAGAAGCTGTCGAAGCTCGTCGAGCTATATTCAGAGATACCGTCAACATCATTCGCGGTGAGCAAGAGTGGAACTCCATATTAAACAGAACTCAATCTGATAACGGCATCGGAGATGAGTTGTTCGACGAAGCAATTGCAGACGCTTTAATTGAGTCAATCGTTGGCGACTCCATTCAGCCGCAAGCGAAACAAGCACACCGAGAGTGGCGCAACCGCTCAGTTGGTCGGTACGCAATGGACTTGGAAAACGAGTTCATGGGTCTTGCGACTATTGAAGATATGCTAGAGGTAGTAAAGAACCGTCATGGTGAAGGCGAGTTCTATAATCTAGTATCTGAGTTTTGGGCTAACGCACAGAAAGGCATACTGCCTTCTCCAGACGACGGGGACTTCATGCCTCGTTTTGTGCAAGAGCAAATTGCCACCCTGCCTAAAGAAATGCAGACAGAATGGACTGGATTTAAGGAAGCTTCTATTCGCAACCTTATGAGGTCTGGCAAGTTAAACAGAGAGACAGCTATAAAGCTAGTCCGTACTCAAGCAGATGCAATGCTTGATAGGTTCTTACAACAACAAAAGTACATGGCTACCGATCCTATGGGCAACCAGTACAGTGTGCGCCAGTTAGCCACACGTACAACCAGCGCGATAGACATAGACGAGAAGTCAATTAAGGAAGGTCACGGCGAACATATTGGCCGCGTTCAGCAAAACCTTAGAAACGTGACTATGGGGAATGGTCGTGCAGGCTCTGGTCGTGACGTAAGTGACAAGACTGTTGGGCGTGTCCAATCTTTCCTACGTCAGTCTCCTCAAGGGTATGGCGGGAAAACATTTACCAAGATACGCACCGTCCGTGATGGAAAGACATTCATCTACGACTCTTCAGAAAGCGCGAACAGGCTTAACGAAGAAGCCATGATTGAAC